ATAACAGCCGAGCAACAAGCACGTATTCAAGAAGCGCAACGGAACTTGCAAATCGCTAAAACACACGCAGAGCAGAAAGTAAATGAGTTGAATATTGGAGGTAAGAATTTATTATATAATAGTAATTGGAGATCAACCAATAGTAATTATTGTATAGCCACATATCGCTTGACAGAGGTGTTAAATGAAGGTGATTTACTTACAATGACTATCAAGGGTCAATTAGGAGTTGGTAAAACAGCTTTTGCTTTATATGACCAATTCGGAAATGTAGAACAAACGTCTCTTTTTAATAAAGGAAATGGGATTTATCAAAATACATTTAATTTCAAAAATGGAATAGGAGATAAAAGAGTATTAACTATATGGGTTTATCCGTCTAATATTGTTGTTGATAGCACCATAGAATGGATTAAGCTCGAACGAGGAAACAAACCCACTGACTGGTCACCAGCCCCTGAAGATGTGGAAAACCAAATCGCTAATATCAACTCCGATTTAGAGACTATCAGAAGAAACGCTAAACGAATAGAAGATTTAGAAAATCAAAACAAGGCTAACACAGACCAGCGTATCGGCAAACTTGACCAAAAGACTGCCTTCCTTAACGATACACAGATAGCAGGCAACGTGGTAGCCACTGGTACGATGATTGTAGGTAACACATTGGGCACACAAGCGGGTATCACTGGGGTAGGAAATGCTACTAATGAAGTACGATTTTGGGCAGGTAGCGAGTTTGGAGGTAGGTATGCCGCCCCTTTTATGGTGTTACAAGATGGCAGCTTGTATGCAACCAATGCACATATATCAGGGGTGGTTAATGCTACAAGTGGAAGCTTTACAGGGGAAATTAATGCCAAAAGAGGGAAAATAGGAGGACTTGATATTTATGAAAATGGAATAGGACTTGTTAATAATACAAATGATTGGAAAACACGTAAAGGAATAGCTATTAATGACAATGGTGGTTTTTTGGTTATTAATAATCAGCTATCAGAGGGAGTTAATGGGGTTATTAGTGGAAAAAAAAGCTATATAAAAATAAATAATGGTGAAATACTTATATCCTTCAACAAACAACGCGTATCACCGCACAAGAGGAAGTACAAGGCGCTATGGTGGTGTACTCCTATGAATTTGAGAAAGACCAAACACCTCGCGCGGTGTCTTTCTCTGTACAGAAAAACATCCAAACCCAAATGGGCTATACCGCTTATTTGCAGGGAACGATAACCGAGTACGATTTCAATATGCAAAACAACTATTTCCAACAATCGGATATTGACTTGATTAAGCATATTCAAACCACTTGCGCGGCTATCATCAAGGGTGAAACAAGAGAGGAAAGCAATGAAGAAAGCACTGAAAAACCAAAAGCCAATGATAAGGAAAAATAGGTTTCTCGTGCCAAAAGGGTATAGGGCAATCACCCTATATCCTTTCATCTTCGTTCGCAATGAAAGTGATAAGTACGATAAAGAGCTTATCAATCACGAACGTATCCACTTGCGACAGCAAAAGGAACTACTGGTACTCTTTTTCTATATCTGGTATTTCCTTGATTTTCTTATCAAGTATTTACGCTATCGCAATTGGGATAAGGCTTACCGCAATATCATCTTTGAAAGGGAAGCCTACGCCAACCAAAGCAACCTCGACTACCTCAAAGTAAGGGGTATATGGTGGTTTTGGTGACAATAACCAACGACTAATACTAACAACTAATTAGCAATGACACTACAAGAACTAAACACCCTTCCTGAAAGCGAGCGTATCACCCAACTCAAGAAATTCCCAGCCAAGCGCCCCGATACACAATCGCTTATCAAGGATTGGGATTATACCCAGCATGATGTTTTTGATGAGGAATTACGCCCAAAGCGAAGGGTGCTCGTCAAAGAACAAGAAGAAAACAAAGATGGTACTATCAAGTCTCCTGCTCAATTCAGGTGGGAGGATGTCAATCGTATGGCTTTACCCTTAGAGCAGGACATCGTCAATATACATACCGCATTCACAGTAGGCACCCCCCCTAAAATCACAGCCAACACTACCGAAGCTGCCGAACAGGAGCTTATGGAGTTGCTCGACGGCATTCATCAAAAGAACAAACTCCCTTATGACAACAAGCGCTTGGTTCGTTCGTGGTTTGCAGAGTGTGAGGTAGCCGAATATTGGTATGTAAAACCCGCCAAAGAGGACGATCCTAACCCTACCTATAGGCTTAAGTCTATGATTTGGTCGCCTTTCCGCGGGGATACACTCTATCCTTACTATGATGAGTATGGTGATTTGATTGCTTTCTCTCGTGAGTATAACAAAACTGATAGCAAAGGCATACAATCCACCCGCCTTATGGTAGTGGATAACCAAAATGTAACCATCTATAGCAATGGCACCCAAATAGAGCAGTACCCACACGGATTTTCCAAGATCCCTGTTATCTATATGAAGAGGGAACGCCCATTGTGTGATAAGATACGTACCCTCCGCAATCGATTGGAAATACTGCTATCCAACTTTGCCGATTGCCTTGATTATAATTTCTATCCGAAAATGGTTGCTTCAGGTGAAGTTGTAGGTGTGCGCAACAAAGGAATGACAAGTGAGATAATCCAACTCGAAAACGATGCCCAAGTATCCTACCTCACTTGGCAGCAGTCCCCTGACATGGCTAAGTTAGAATTTGATAACCTCACCTCTCGTTGTTATGCCCTTACTAACACCCCGCAAATCACCTTTGAAGCCTTGCAGGGGCTCGGCAATACCTTGAGTGGGAAGGCCTTCAAGTTTATGTTTATGGGGACACACATGGCAGTAAGCAACCATGCCGAAACCATAGAAGAGTTTTTACAGCGCCGTATTAATTTCCTTCTATCGGCTATTGGCAGTCTTATTCCTAAGTATGCCCCAGTGGCCAAGCGGCTACAAGTCAATATAGAGATTGTCCCTTATATGATAGACAGTCTTACCGAACGTATAGCCGATGCTGTTAGTGCTGTACAAGGAGGAGTGGCCTCGCTCAAGGAAGGAATAATATTGGCAGGTATCACCGACAAGGTAGATGAAGAACTCGCCCAAATAGAGAAAGAAAAAGGAAAAGAATTGTTTAATTAGCAAATAAGCCAATTTGTCAATGAGATAATTAATTGACACATTGGCAAATTAGCATATTGGTAAATTAGCATATTGGTAAATTAGCATTATGGACTTAGAAAAATGGAATGAATACCACCAAAACCAAACCGAGAAAGATGTATCCAAGCTCCTACAGCTATTGGACGAGGTGCTGAAAATGGTCGTGCTGTATTATGGTATGCAAGCGTTGAACAAAGGAAGTGATTTATTTACCTTTGCCCTCTATCCCGCACTCAATAAAAAGATAAACGGCCTTTTTGAGCGCTTCCAAAGTGCCTTTTCTCGTAAGATGAGTTTCTATGTAGATAAGCACTATAATATTTCTCATAATAAGTTCAAGGAGGTTTTTGGAGAAGCGCTAAAGTCAGGCAAAGCAGCTACATATACTCCTGCCAGTGTAAAGAAGCATTTACCCATGGAAGGCATTCGCTCGGCCCGTGTATGGAACCTATCTAAGCAGTATCGCACCGAGATAGAAATGGCCTTGGATATAGCTATTTCAGAAGGCACACCAGCAAACGAATTAGCCCCCACCCTAAAGAAGTATTTGCGTAATCCTGATAGTCTGTTTCGTCGTTATCGTGATAAAAATGGGGTGTTACAGCTATCTAAGAAAGCCAAGGAATACCACAGCGGGCAAGGGGTGTATCGCTCTGCTTACAAGAATGCCGAGCGCCTGGCACGTACTGAAATCAATATCGCTTATCGCAAGGCTGATATAGAGCGCTGGCAGTCTATGGACATGATAGCAGGGTACGAAATCAAGCGGAGCCGACACCCCTACGGCTGTGAGATCTGTGACATGATGAAAGGGGTCTATCCCAAGAGCTTTGTATGGGTAGGCAATCACCCTAATTGCCGTTGCTATATGACCCCAATTTTCAAGGCTGACCTAAAAGGGAAAGAGCTTGCTCTAAACCCTAAACTGACAAACTGGATAGCCTCCCACGAGGAGAAAATCACAACCGCAAGTAGTGTACCGATGTTTCTGTGGGGAGTAGATGTATAAAAGGGAATAAACTCAGAAAAGTAGATACAAATACAATCACTATAATTCTTTAATTTTTTTGAGCTTTCCAAT